GCCAATATTAAAAGATAATACTCCGTCGTTCATTGGTATGATTGATGGCGATGGTAGAAATGATGCATTATTTAAATGGCGTACACAATTAGAAAAATGTGGTAAGTTAAATAAAAAAGAAATTGAAAAAAGCTTACGCATAATCAATGAAAACTTATTTGATACGCCAATGACAAATGCAGAACTTTATAAAACAGTACTTCGTGAAACAACAAAATCTAAAACACTTGAAAGAAAAACTAAAGCTTCTGAGTATAATGAATTGGCTGAACAGTTATTAGCTAAAACAGACTTAATATCATATGGTGATACATTCTATAAGTTTAACGGTGTTTATTATAAACAAATAGACGATATTGATGTTGAACGAATGATACACTATGAATTAAGTCCCGATTTAGGCAGTACTGCTCGTAATGAAATTATACAATTTTTACGTTTGAAAACGCAAGTAAGTATTGACCAATTTAATAAAGAATGGCACAAAATTGCAGTACAAAATGGGATATTAAATTTATTAACCGGAGAAATTGAAGAACCTAATAAAACTGAAATAAATACAATTGCTATTCCATGGTCATACAATCCAGACCCTGCTTATTCACCACGTATTGATAATTTCATGAAAGAGTTAACAAATGGTGATATAAACAAAATAGACTTTTTATATCAAGTTGCCGGTTATTGTTTATTGAAAAAGAATTTATTTGAAAAGTTCTTTTTGTTTCAAGGTGAAGGTGGTACGGGTAAGTCAACATATACCAACTTGTTACATAAACTCGTTGGTGGTGATATCAACTGTTCGCATGTCGGCTTAGACGCGATGGATAAAGATTATTATCTTGCAACACTTGCAAATAAAATATTAAACATCGATGACGATGCTGTTGATGGTAAAATACTCGAGTCAACTGGTCGTTTTAAATCAATTGTATCAGGTAATATTGTTGCTGTTCGACAAATATTCAAACCAGTATTCAATTTTACACCATACGTTACGCTTGTATTTTCTTGTAATCGTTTACCTCGCTTAATGGATAAAACGAGTGGATTGTATCGTAGACTTATTCTCATCGAACTCAATCACAAAATTGAAAAACCTGACCCTCTATTTATGAATAAAATAACAGATTTAGATATGGAATATTTCTTGTTTAAAGCGGTTGAAGGTATAAAACTTGCTCTTGAAGAAGGTAAGTTTAGAATAACAATAAGTGATAAACAATTATTAAATACATTTAAACGTAAACAAAGTGCTGTTAGTGAATGGATATATGATAATGATATCAGAGCAGGTGATGTGTTAGATGTTAAATGTTCAACATTATACGCAATGTTCTCTGATTGGGCAGTAGCAAATGGCTATAAAAATAGACCTACATCATATACATTCAGAGAAGATATTTGTGCACTATATAATGCTGAAATCTGTAGTAGTAAACCAGAAGCAGGTAAATTACCAACATTAGTATTTCACATTAAAAATTGTAATAAAGATTTTAGACCGTTTTAAGAGGTAATATTATGAAGATGAGATTTTTCGACTTTGAAGTTACACCAAATTGGTGGTTATGTGTATTTGGTGACATGCCAGACACACAATACAATGAGTCTATTAAAGAAGATTTCATATGGGTATCGAGTGATATGCCAAATGCTCGTGATAAATTACTTACAATATTACGTGAAGATGGATATGTAATGTGTGGATATAACATTAAAGGTTACGATTTAATTATTGCAAATGGTATATATCAAGGTTTTACACCACAACAAATTAAGATTATAAACGATATAATTATCAATCCTAGTTTAGCCTATTCAACAAAAGAACATATTCATTTACAATCTTTTGCAAAGAAACGTATTAGTGGTCTTTGTTATCAAGACTTAATGGATGACAATGATGGCACACTTAAAGAAAAAGAAGCAATATTAGGTCTTAATATCCTTGAAAGTTCTGTAGATTTTAATAAAGAAGATTTGACAAAACAAGATAAGGCAGATATGCTATATTATTGTAAACAAGATGTTTATGCATCGATGGTTTATTGTGATAAAATAATGCATACATATATTGCAACCAAACTTGCAATTGGTCGTAAATTCGGCATATCAGAACGCGAATGTTATATGTGTACAAATGCAAAACTTGTTGCAAAAGCTCTTGGTGCCGTACGCACTCACTTTTTAGATGAAGAAAAAATCGAAATTGATTTACCTGCAAAAATACGTGATTATTGTTATGATAATTTACCTACAAATATTATTGACAAACTACGCACATCAAAAGATGCATTTGCAATAAAATTATTTAATAATGATGTATCATTTGGTAACGGTGGTATACATAGTGTATATGCAAATAATTTGTATGTAGAGTCAAATGATGAATGGATGTTATTAAATGTAGATGCTTCATCATATTATCCATCGATGTTAATACAATTTGATTGTCTAAGTCGTGCAGTAAAAAGACCTGAAATATTTACTGAAATATTTGAAGAACGTATTAGACTTAAAAATAAACCTAATCGTACTCCCGAAGAAGACGATATACAAAAGGCGGATAAATTAGTATTAAATACAACATATGGAGCGTCTGGTAATCAATATCTTGAATTATATGACCCATATATGTGTTCTCGTTGTTGTCGTCTCGGACAGATATTTTTGGCAACTCTTGCAAATAAATTAGTATATAATGTAAATGGTTTAAAAGTAATTCAAACAAATACCGATGGTATACTCGTTTATTGTCGTCGTAAAGATTTAGATAAAGTAAAAGCACTACAGGCTGAATGGACTGCTATATCTGGTATCAATATGGAATTTGATTATGTTGATAAAATATGGCAACGTGACGTTAACAATTATCTACTTGTTAAAGAAGGTGGTAAAATTAAACGTAAGGGTCTTTGGTTATTAGATGATTATCATAAACCTGGTACAGTTAAACTTGGACCGTTAACAGCATTTGTTTGTCAAAAGGCAGTAATTGATTATTTGATTAAGGGTAAAGATATTGTTAAAAGTATTGTTAATAATACAAACGTTTCTGATTTTGTTCTTACTTGTAAAAAAGGTCCATCGTTTAGAGGTGTTGTACAAAGATTATCAAATGGTATGGAAATACCTCTTTATAAATGTAATCGCGTGTATGCGAGTAAAGATACATCACTCGGACAAATATATAAAGTTAAAATGTATAAAGGTAAATTATCATATACTACAATGACAGGTGTACCTGACCATTGCCGTCTTGTTAATGAAGCTTTGCATACTTATTCCTTCAAAGACATTGCAAAAGATATTGATTATATGTTTTATGTTCAACGTTGCTCTGAGTTATTAGATATCAATTGGATTGAAATTGATGGATTGAATATCAATAAAACAAATAGATTTGATTATTTTAATATATAATAGAGACAGATTTATATTTGATTTGATAAAATATATTGATTAAAAATATTATATATTAAAAAAGGAGGCCTATGGAAATTCATACTGCAAAATATGCACCATATCAATATGTTACGCGATATGAAACTCTCAGATACGTTGAGTCACGTGCACAAAATCTCAAACATTCAATACGTTTAATACAAAAAGATAACGAGCACCTTGTGTTAAGATGCCCGCTATCCGGAGACTATATTGATATTATCGGCGAACCTTCCGATATAGAATGGTTAAATGATAAGCTCAATGAACGTAAATGGTATAGACTTACTTAATTGCTACAAATTTAGACTCTTTAGCTCGGTATACATTTTTAGTTATACCGAGCTTTTTTAATGCGTTGTATTCAGCATCGGTAGCATAATATTTGTATTTGTCAGTACTTGTCAGTATATAAATCTTAGAGTACTCAGCATTATCACTCATAATACGTTGAATAACATTTGCTTTTTGAGCATCTGTCATACGTGAATAAGTAATTTCAATATATTTACCAGTCTTTTCGTCTTTGACTTTATATTTAACTTTATTTTTGAAAAGGTCGTCTAATTCACTTGCATTAAGCTTGCCATAGAATTCATTCAAAGTACTTCTATCGCTCGTACTTAAATTTACAGAAGTATCATTAACAGTGTATTTACCAGTCAATTCGCCTTTGTTTACACCAAGCGAAATTGCTTCTTTCTCAATGTCACTTATATGGTAAGGATATACTTTAAACGGTAGCAGCTTATTAGCAAGATTAGTAATAAACTGTGCGTCAAAGGTAACTTGAGCTTCGCCTGTATATGGGTCGTAACGTTTAGGCATTGCGTATGCAAGGAACGGTATTGAACTTACTGCTGCATATTCGAATTTACCAAGAATACCTTTGCTATACTTTACTTTATACACATTCGCAATATTTGCTATTGTTTTTACAAAGTTTGGTACAAACATATTTAATCTGTCGAACACAAGCACATCTGCCATAGCTTCACCGAAACTATTTGCATATCTGAATGAGTTATACATATCACTAAATAATGACTCTTCAAGCAATGTACCTAGTGCTGTACTAAACATACCCCAAGGATTACCACCTTTACACGTACTAACTAACGCCATACCCAAAAGAATACCTTGTGAACCAAAGATATTTGAAATATCAATGTAAACATTACCGACTTTTAATTTGTATTTGTCATCTTGTTCATCGATACCAGCGAATCCACACGCAGCCAATGCTGCACCGATAACTAAACCGATTGTACCAAGAACACCCTTACCAATTCTACGTTTAATCATATAATCAGCAAATCGTGCAGATACTACCTTCTCACCTCTTTGACGAGCTAATTCAAGTTTATCTACAGTATTCTCAAGTTTAGCATAATCGACAATAGCTTTTGCTAACCCGATAGGTGTATAGTTCATTCCTTCAAGTAACCAATTGGTAGACGCAGATAAGAAAGGACAAAATTGTTTATAAGCAAAGAAACCTACAGGTCCGAGTTTTTCACGCATAAGTTGTTCAAGGTCGTTAATGAAATTAGGTTTATGCATGTAATCTCTTGCTGCCATTACATACGCGTCAGCAATATGTTCAAGAACTGCTTTATTTTGAACACCCTTACTCAAATCGACATTATCTTCAGTAAGTATTTTACCTAAATAACGTATCGTTGATTTCTTTATCCAAAAGTTATCAGACATCATTTTTGCAATAAACTTATTCATTACTGTAAGAACTTCATTACCCGCAATTGTTTGATTTTGATAAATATCAGCTTGTACAGCATACATTATCATCGCCACCATATTGTCAGAAGTAGTAGCTTCTTTAAAACGAGCAGGATTGTATTTACTCAAACCGTCTGATATAAGGTCAATAAACTTACTATCGATGATTTGCGTTTTTATCCATTGTTGTGTTTCAGTACTTACTTTTGTGCCGACAATTTTATATTGTTTGCTTTGAATACTTACTTCATCGCGTTTTTTAAGCCATTTCTTAGGAAGTAATTTACGTACAAAATTAGTAACTTGATTACCGAGTTGTTCACTTGCTAAATTAGTACCGGTAACTAATACGTTGGATGCTTGATTTCGTACCCAAGTACCTGGTCCACTTAACATCGCCAAACGCTCAAATTCATACAATTTATCTAAGAATGATTTCTTACGACCTTTGTAATCTTTCATTGCGTTATCATACATCTTTTGCTTAACTGTTTGTATACGAGTAACATCTCCAGTTTCTAAAGCTTTAGATAAGTTATTGATGTCTTCTTGACGGAATTCAATACCTGTCTTTTTAGCAAGAGATTGTACTAATGCTTTTACTGGGTCAAGCATTTTCTTAGCTGCTTTCCATGCGGCGAGTTCGGCACCAGCACTAGATACAATAGTTTCAAGTTTCGTTTCTAATGCATTACGTTGTTCTTCCGTTAATATAAATTTACCAAGTTTAGCACCTTGTAATAAATACGTTCCAAGATAAATCTCTGTAGCCATATATTGACGTGATTTATTAGTATTTACAATAATATCACTTGTTGTGTAGAAATCTACTATAGCATCAACATCTGTCTGAGTTAAAACTGTTAGTAATTCTGCATTATCTTTGATAAACGTTTCTAAGTTCATCTTAATATGCATTTCACCATCATTAGCAAGATATTGCGTTTTAGACTCAGCATACTTCTTAAAGGATGTAGCAAGAACACGTTTCAAAATATCAGGTACTTCTTTAGTCGCATCTATTGTTAGAACATCGTCTGCAACAGTAACGTTTATTACGGTCTCTTTACCTTTGCCAATTTCACGAGCCAATTTTTCGTTTTCGGCTTGTAACTTAGCAATTTGTTTATCAAACTTTTGTCTCCAATAAAGTGCTTGTTTAGAAGAGTAATCACCAGCTTGTACGTTTTTACTTAATTCACGTATTCTATCTTCAAGTGCTTGAATTTCATCTACGCTTTTTAAAACAGTTCTACCTTTTGAGTCAGTAGTTTGATAAAGTTCTTTCTTAACATAACCTTTGTCATCAAAGATATCACTGTTTTGTTCTAAGAACAGCTTCTTCGATTTAGCACTCAAATTAGCACGAATAGTACGAGAAATACTTTTAATGTTATTTACAATTGCAGTATTATTACGAGTAACTTTTTTAGCAACGGTTTTAGCAATTTTTTCTAACTCGTCGTTTTGCTTATCAGACAATTTATTTACGTCAATACCTGTGGTTCTTGCAATAACTGCTTTAAGATACAATGCATTGAAATCTTCTTCAGTCATATTACCAACATATTTCGCATATTGTTTAGCAAATTCTTTATCTGATAACTCTTCAAGTTGCATCTTCATTTTAGCAGCGTATTTTGCAAATTGCTGATAACTTGCATTTGGATGCTTTTCGTGTGCTCTACTAATTAAGACTTGAAGTATTTCACTCGTTTTTTCTTCACGTGATGCTCCACCCAAAATCTTAGAGAACGCATCTAACGCTGTAGTATCTTCAGTAACATCGGCGAGAGTCAAATCGTCATCACTACCGTTTTTATTTTTTGCACTACCAATACCTGCTTCAATTGACTTATCTGCATACACTCTACCAGATACGCGATATCCAGCAATAGCAATTGCTCTTGCGATAGTACCAATATAACCAGCCATTTCAAGTGTACCGTCATAATACTTCATCCACAAATAACGTAAATATTTTTCATCAATTTTTACATCTTGTGAATGTTGATACGTTTCATAACGAGCAACAATTCGATCAAATACTTTTTTAAGATTTGCATCACCATCAATGATAGCCATCACCTTTTCAAATAACTGAGGACTTGCATTATTGAGCAACGCTTCACCAAAACCTGCTGCTCTTATAACAGCGCGCATTGCATAATATTGTGAAGTATTTGTTACAAATACGTCGAGGTCTTTAGCTGTTTTAATTTTACTATTTTTGAAAAAAGTGTCATTTATTAGTTTAAACGTGTTGTCATCAAAGTTTTCAATACTCGTATTACGCAAATAGTCAAAAACGTCGTTCGTAGTTAATTTACCCGATTTTACTTTTTCCCAAAGTTCGGTTGCAATTTTAGGCGATGCTGCTACAATGAAGTTTTTAAGTTCTTCACTCATCTGAGTACGTTTATATTGTTGAGTATAACCATACTTTTCGAGATTAGTACCTACAGCTTCTTTTTGTGATACGTAACGAGATTTTGTAGGATATATGTAATTATATACAATTTGACCTTTATCATTACGAATAACATTACCGTTTTTATCCAGTTTAGGGCGCTTTTCAATCCACTTACGTGTCTCAGATACGTGAGTATTTTTTATTACGTCGGTTTCTCTTACACCTTCTTGATACATACGTGACGCAGGTAAACGTCTTTCACTACTGGTTATTTTCTCAGTCTTAGCAGCAAGAGTTTCAAACTTTTTATTCGTTTCTTCTTTCTTTGCGTTAATTACACTATCTTCTTTTAATTTATCTATTGTAGACATAAATATATCAGTAAGTACATCAGTAGAAACATCACTATATTTTTGTGTCAATTGTTTTACAATAGTGTTTTCGTCAAGACCTTGTTTAAATAATTCGTTAATTGTAGTTTTTATTTCATTTGTACGTCTATTATTACGTTTTGCAAGAGACATACGATTACCAGATAACGAGTTTATAACTTCACCATTTTGTAATTCATGTAATTCATTTTGAGCAAAAATGTACTGGTTATTTATTGTTGCATCGTTAACTAATAAACCAATAGCTTGAGCTTTTTTAATTGCAAGAATATCTGTGGCTTTAATTGAACCATTAGCAATAAATATAGCAGAATTATCACTAGACATTCTGCGTGCTATCACGAATGCGTTTTTAATATTTGTAAATGAAAACGCCGGAAATACAAAATTCTTATCGTAGTTATCAGTATCACTCATCTTGATGAGAATTATAGGTATATCTGATTTCATAAATTCTGAATAACTAACGTCACCTATTGCATTTCTATACCATTCGTAAACTGCCTTTTGTGAAGCTTCACGAACGTGCTTAATAGACGGGTCTTTAGACAACGTAACTATGTCAGTATTATAAAATTGTTTTTCAAATAAATAACCAGCTCCACCTAATATTTTACTCAGTTTGTCATTTACTTCACTCATCATTGAAGCATACGTTACTTGAGTATCAACAGCGTTCGTATACGCTCTTATCGATTTTTCAATATCTAAATGTGGTGCAGTTAAATATAACTTATTATCGAAACACAATTTACTGGCGACCGCGATATCTTTTTGTATTTTTTCAATCGTATTACTACCTTTATTAACATATACTCGTCCAGCAGTAGTGCCATATCTACGCGCATCTTTATCTGTTGTTAACGCGGCACGTTCTGATAAGTTCAATGATATTTGTTTAAAATTGTTAGCCGTATTTATATCAATCAATACCTCAGACAATGGAGCAGAATACATCAATATATCCTTCATCGTGATGAGACCGTATGATATGTATACTTTATCAAGTAATTTCTTATCACGTTCTATACCATTCTTAATTGATGCGTCAGCCCAAGTAGTAAGTATTGGATATAAACTATCAAAATTGTGTTTACCATCGGCGAGAGTAGGAAACATTGAATACGACAAAAAGTCGCCATCAGATATTCGATTGACTTTATTTTGTTGCCAACGAACAATGGGAATTTTCATACTTTCAACTTGTTTTCTTGATAAGAAATGAGAACGGTATTTTTCAAGTATATCGATTTCACCATCATTTAATTTGTAATATTTATCATAATTATTATCAAATGTACTCGGCTGCTGTGATATTTTTGTGAGACGTACAAGTTCTTCATGTGTTGGTAAACCACCTAATTGTATTAACACATTCATTTGTGACGCAAATCGTATGTCGTCATTATTTAATGCATTTCTCGCTTTAATTTTAATATCATTTGCGATTGCATCTTTAGATATAGGTGCTACCAAATATGCGGTAATATCTGCATTGTCTAATACAGTATTTAAAGCTACTTCTCTTAATCTATCATATACGTCTACAATAGCACTCGGTAATAATTTAAAAGCTTTCTGATACTGTGTTTCAGTATAATCTTTATATTCATTCTCTGGTATTAACGTTATTAAATTATTGTAAAAATCTTGTACTTGCAAAGACATCGGCATTGCAGTAGAAATATTGTATTCTTTACCCCAAGGAGTAACAATAGTTGTACCTTTGATAGACTCTGTTACTCGTATAGGATAAAAATTCAATAATGTAGAACCACGCATACCGTACGCATCGCTTTCACCAGATGCATAATAAACTACATCATTTGCTATTGATAACTCTTCATTACTGCCTTTATCAACATTTTTAAATAAATCAGGATAATGATTTCGTATATCTGTAATAATTGCTTTACGCATTTTTACAGATACTGATTTACTGTTGAGCCATGCAACATTTATACCCAAATTCATTCCATTTTCAATTTGTATCGCGTGTTGAAATTCGTGCAATAATGCAAATGATAAATAACTATCATTTTGTTTTGCAAGTTGTTTATTTATATAAATTGTATTATCATTAGCAACATATTCCGCTACACTTATTTCATTGGTTAAAACAATATCAACATCTTTTAAACGACCAGTTAAATATTCTTTTTTAACAATATCTGAAATTTTTGTATCGTCAGTAATCTCAAATTTATCATTTACAAGTAATGATTGCATTGATTTAACATCACCAAAAGCATATGTACCATCACTTAATACAATTATTGTACGTGTTTTATATTGTTTTACAACTGCATCACGCAAGTACAAAAAGGCAGTTTCACTATTTAATGTTCCGTATTCAGCAATTATTTTACTCTGTATATCAGGTTTAAGCAATGACGTGTCATTTATGATGTTATCAATTGATAAGTATGCTTTTGTCGCTAAATCAATGTTTTCATCAACAAATTTTATTACGACATTATTATCCTTTTGTCCCTTCATTACAATTTGACGTTTATCTAATGCTTCGCCTGATGTAATTAAATCAGTGTTCGCTAAATATGTCGAGAAACCAACTTGTTCACCTGTTTTCTTTTCATATATAGAAATTGTATTTTGTTTACCGATTAAGAATGAATAACGTTCATTACACGATTGTTCAAAACTATCAATATAATATTTATATAAATTATCTTGATTAAATTCGCCATATAATGTAGTTACATTTTCTTTAATATCACTGCTGACAACATCAATATTGTGTAACGCTTCAATTGTTAAACCCTTATTTTGCAACCAAACATTAAACGCTCTATTCGCATTATTTGTATCTGGCATATATATTTTACCATCATATGCACTCGTAAACATTGCATAACGTACAATGTTAATTCTATTCATTGCATTTTGACGGTCTTGCCAATGTGCAGATTTTAGTAAATTTAAAATATCGTTTTTCTCTTGTGTACTAATAGATAAACTATTTACACGAGCATTCAAAACGTTCCAATCATTTTTACTTAGTTGCTTATACGTATTATCATTTATTACGCGTGCATATAAATTATTACACCATCTTGCTGCTTCAATTTTACGTTGTTGATTTTTAGTAAGTATATCGATGTTAATATCAGCATAAGGTTGCAGTATACAATAGTTATAAACCGCAGTAGACATATTCTTAACTATCGATTTCATTTTATCGACATACGCAACTTCACGTTTATCTTTAGCAACAGTTTTTTCTGCAATATTTTTAAGTGAAGTAAGCAATTGATATATATCTTTATTAGATACCGATAACATTGCTGTGAAAAAACTTTGGTTAAATACGAGGTTCCATACCGCTTCGTTAAGAGTTGCATCTTCTATACCCGATATCTTACGATATGTTTCTAAGATACTATCAAGAGCCAAACCTTTGAAATCACCATTACAAATACTTTCAACTAATTCACCTTCGGCTATTGTTTTGTAAATAACTGTGCCATCTGCATTTTTAGCGTATTGTTCAGGTATAAAAACAATATCGGTATTATCAAGAGTTTGTATGGCAATAATTTTATTACCATCTCCTGTAAGTACAGCCTTTTGTATTTTTTCACTACCTTCAAATAAATCTTTTAAGTTTTTCTTTGTATTATCAGATACATTAAGCAAATCAATATTTTGTCCACGTTCTACAACTTGAGAAATTTCAGTAATAGCCGCATCTTCCAAACGTTTTATTACCTTTTCTAAATCTCTAACACCAGACACTTTTACAAGATTACCTTTGCTATCATATGCAAAATTTAATATTTCATTAACTTGTGCTTTTAAATCAGCGCCAGCTTTTATGATGTCGGTGCCACTCATACTATCAAGTTTAGCAATTATCGTTTGTGTTTTAGCAAATTCTTCATCACCAAGTTCTGTTGCAACTTTAGCGAGTAAACGTAATGAACCATATGCCGCTTTAAATGCTGTAATATATTCAGATTTATTTGCATCAATTTCAGATTTATGAGCATTGAGTTCATTTTCAAATTCGCGTTTAAGACTATTATATTCTGTACCTAATGCTTTAACTTGTTCATCAATTGACAAATTTGCGAGTTCTGCTTCTTGGTCAATTGTACGTTTAAAGATTATCGAAGTTAGTTGTTCAGTTTCTTTAATTGTGGCATCGAGTTCTTGTTGTAATGCTGTTATTTGCGTTTTATCTGAGGCTTTTTGTGCTTCTGCAATTTTAGTACCTAACTCATCAATTTTTGTTTTTTGAGTCAATAATGTCTTATATTCAAGTCCAACTTGTGTACTATCAACATCACTATAATACTCAGATAACTTATTTAAATTTTCGAGCATACTCGATAACTGATTATTCAACGCATAAGATTGAAGCTTGCTAAGTTTTTTGTATTTAACATTACCGTCTTTATCAACTTTGAGGTTACCATCTTTATTGTATTTAACTTTACCAGTACTAACTCTTTTTGTTCCTGCAATAGCAATAGTACTACTTACAACGGACGTCAATGCAGATACTAAGAAAGTATTTATTAGTGACTCCATTGAAATTTCAGTCGTATTACCAAACTCATCTGCAATCTCAGGATTACCCATACAATTATTGAGAAGTTTGAATGTTCTATCGACAAACCAATCGGACACATCTTGTAATACTTCTTCAGTACCCTCGTGCACTGCATCAACTAATACTTTTTGAATACCGCCGAGCCGTAAATTTCCACTTATATTACCTGCAGTGGAAGTTTTACGTCCAAATATCCAATTATCTAATTGCGTAGCACCACCAAATATTTTATCAACCGCCAATTCAACAGTAGCTTGTAAAGCTGATTTAAGTGTAGCGTTTATAAGTATCTGACCATTAGGTACAGATATATCATTTGCTGCAAAATTGTTATACATTTCAGCGATGTTCTCACCTGTGACGTAAGTATAAAATGTTGCAGTAGATACGGCTTGAGCAATAGTGTTGTACGATGGCAAATATGTAGGAGTAGAACCAGCACCAAAATTACTGAGAATACCCATACTAACGACTCTACTCACTGCACCTTTAGCAAGAGTATCGACAGCGGGTACAATAAAATTCGTATAAAAATTATCAGCAGGAGTACCATCGACATCATATTTATCTGTATGCTCCATTTCCCATTCAATTAGTGCTTCATACAATTCTGGAGATAGCATTTTTTCAAGACTTATTTGTCCTTTTGCATCTGCATTTGCTGTAACAAATCTATCTGCAAATTCGGTAAAATATTCTCCAATATTTGCAGCACTACTATCTAAATTAAACAATGCGTTAACAGCACCTTGTCCTAACGCCAACGCACCGTCTAACCAACTAAGTGCAGATTGAGCAGTAGACGGTACTAAATCTGCAGCATCATAAAGAACTTTTATGAACCAATTACGAGCATCTTTAGCTTCTTGTTGTTCTTGAAGTAATATATTTTGCATATTACGATTATTTGCCTCTCTAATGTTATATGCATAATATTCATAATCGGTCATTTCTACATCTTCATAAATAGGCGTACCATCTGCTAATGTGGCAACCGAACCGTCGTCATTGTATTTTAATACCGACCGCTTCTTTCTTGATGTCAATGATTTATCAGTATAAGTCTCATTGTACTTCATTGCCAACATTGTTTCAGGTGTAGCATATGCCGAATTATATTTTTTTGTCATTGCATCCCAATCAAAATCATTAGATTGTGATAACATTCCAATATACTGGTCAAGGTTACCTTGACGTGCTTCTTGTTCCCATTCACTCTGGTCAAAACCTTTTGTACTACCATACTGACGATATGCCGCTTCATAAGCGTTTAAATAATTTTGACTTTGTTGTTTTAAAACTGCCATATATACTCCTTTATTGCTCTTCGCAATTATAAAATATCTTTGTTACAAAAGTAACAGTGTATGAATAAAGGTTGAACGAGTAGCCATTCAACCTTATTCATTATATTATATTCAATTTTGTGTAGTTTAGTAACCTTTTTGCTTTAATCTGCGTTGCTGTTCGGCATATGCAGTAAGTGATGTAATTAACGTTTCTATTTGTTTTTGAATACGTTGACTAATTTGCATATTGTTGGCTTCTGACTCTTTAGCGGTATTTGAAGCATCTATTACACCTGCGATTGCGCCCATGATACCACCGACGAATGCACCAATCGCCGTACCGAAGCCAGGCATAAGGAAACTACCTGCGACAGCTCCGGCGGCCATTGTTGCACCCGTACCTGCAAGAACGGTTGTGACTTTTTGTTTACTAATATCTACTATAGAATCGGTATTGTTAGATATAATATCAACAAGTTCATCAAATGATACACTCGTTCTGTCGCTGCTTATTATACCAGCTTCTTTTAAAGTAGTTGCAAAAGCTTTTTCGAGTTCTTGAGTATCAAAACCTAATGTTTCCGTAACAGATTTAATATCGTTCGTCAGCGATTTATAATCATTTAAGATAGCTTTACTGTCGGTACCACCTTTTTCACTAACTTGTTTAGCAATATCGTCAGCTTTAGTTTGTATATTACTAAACAATCCTTTGACTTCATCTGAACTCATTCCACCATAACGTTCTACAAATTGATACGCTTGGTCAGTAGACATCATACCGAGGTATTGCTGGAATGTGCCCATATTATTACCGCGCAAACTATAATTAAAAGCGTCATCACTTGTTGCCCAATTGTATAAGTCTGCATTAGAACCTTTCAACCATTCACCAAATGACGGTAAGCCTTCAATGTTTAGATTTGCAGCTTCGTTAATCATTTGGTCAAAGAAGTCTGTACCAGCAACGGTCAACGCTTGATTTTCATCATAGAACCCACGAGCTTGAGTTAATTCATCCCACGTCATTAAGTCGTAATATGCTTCACCCGTGTCGGCGTTGGTACGTTGCGTTAAGTACTTTTGCCAATTAGGATTATTGAATATGTTATCTAAAGACGCTTGCATTTCTGGATGTTGTTCAAGGAAAACTGCTTTAAATTTATCATCCAAGGCATTGTACTCATCCCACAAATCTTTGTTATATGTGTCTTTATATTGTGCCCATATCGATTGTAAATATTCATAAGGTTTATCAGCCATCGCTGCTACATTTTCAGCTTGTGTTTGCTCTGCTGATGCAATAGCTTCTGTTTGTTGTGCAATAGATGAACTTACTTGTGATGCACTAGACAAATAATTTGCGTGATATGTTTCAAATGCTTCAGCTAAAGCTGCGTCGATATCTTCTTGTGCTGCAAATTTATACCCTTGTCCAATATTACTTGCTGCGATTGCTTGTTTATTTTGATATGCACTTGCATAAGCTTCAGCAACGTCAGATGCATAATCTTGTGTTAACGAACTCATCGCTTGTTGTTCTTGTAATGCAACATTACCATACAAAGATTGCCAAGTTTTACGTCCATAATAATCTCTGTTCGCTTCACGTAGCATTGATTTTGCTTGGTCTACACTTACTACAGTACCAACTGCCATTATCTAACTTGACCTCCTACTTTATATTTTACTGTAATACTATTTAAGCTCAATGGAATTTCAATCGCATTTTCTGGGTCATATGACAACCTATATTGAAACTCGCATACTTTGGAAAAATTAAGTCGTTGAACAAATGTACGAATAACCTCGATTTCATAGTTAACACTAACGTAATCATTTTCACTACCAATGTTACTATCAAGACGTTTACGATATGCAGCAGTTTGTAATTTAAAATCAAAATCACGCTGATTATCATCGCTATAACTACCTTGCGCAAGTATGCGTTCGTCATGCAATGATACAAAAGTCATATTAACAATGTGTTTATAATTGTTCAATGCATTTAAATGTAACTTCTGACTTAATATAAACCAATCTACTTTTGCTTGAGTTTTACCGTCGTAGTCATAATATTTAGTATCTGACTTATCAAAACGGTGCATGTTACCTTTACTTAACAATTTAACTTCATTATCAATAGTAATAAATTTTATAGGATTATGCTGTAATTCGAATGGCCACCACGAGTTGTTGCGTGTATCATATACATAACATTCTTTTGTATCTAATTTATATGCAAATATCCAATATGAATATTTATACAATTTTATACCAGCATTATTACTAAAGTTTATAAAACGTTGATAAATACTATCAGATACATAAGTAAGCGCTTGTTCAGTACTTGCTACAAAGTCTTGATAACTCATAGCAACTAAACCTCTATCACTAGCAAACATTGTATATTTACCATCAAATGTTGTTAATACGTCACTATCTTCTCTACAACCTACTTGAACACGCGTTTTATAATAACGATACGCCGATACGTCACTATCCCATAAACAACGATAAACACCATCTCTAAAAAATATAGCCATAGTATCTTCTGTAATAGGATGTAAATTACTAATAGCATTGTCGAACACTTGTGTATTTATTTTTGGAAAATACCATTTAAAATCTTCACTATCTGTAAGTTTTGATATGTACAATGTGTTACTACGTGAAAAATAATAATTGTCAAGTTGACTATCTGTATGGGGTACAAATAATTTATTATCACCTTTCGTTAATCTATCAATTTCAAATTGTCCATTAAAATTAGAAGAATATACACCATCGGTAGTTGCTAAATATAATGAGTCACTTTGATTACCAGCATAATAACTTTTTAAAGGAAACGCTTCAAACAATAAGGGTATTGATGCTTCTTCAAAATCCGTACTTGCAAATAATTCTGACTCTGTTAATAAATAACCAGATCGTATAGTATATTTTAAACCCCATAACGCAGTTTTATCGATACTATATTCAATGTTTGTTTTAATATTTTTATCTATTCGAGTATCTAATTTATAATCTGATTTTAGTTTAAATATACTTTCAATAATATCATATGTATTTGCCGTTGAATTATATATTCTATATACAAATTTATAATTATCTGTATTTATTAACACATCGTTGCGCAATGATATTGATTTATCAAATATCAATGCACGTTCTAATAATTTTTCTTGCACATTGATAGTGTTATTATATTCAATATGATACACAAAATTACTATATCCTGTTACGTTTCCTGTTAAATTATCAACAACAGCAAATGCTATTGTTGAATATCTATCGGCTCTAATTATACCATTCTCGTCAACATATTCAGGAATTTTTCGTATTTTAATCAATGGAGTTTGACGTAATAATAAATATCTATTTGCAATTGTAGTACCATTTATGCCTTGTCCAGAGTCTGGTACAAAACAACCAATCTGAGTATTTACTACATCTGCGCCGTTACGATAATCGATAGTAACCGTATTTGTAGAATAATCTATACTTAACTTAAATAAGTTAAATAGCCACGTATTATTAGTCGATACACTTCTACTTGTACTATAGTCATAAATAGTGTAACCGTTTGCAGTAAACTTGTAAGATATATTTAATATTGTCCTATTTGCTTCACGTGTAAATTTGAGTGTATCGAAATGAAGATATGCACTATCATTGGTACTACTATATGTATATGTACTTGGATTAACACTAACTTCATCACTTGTAGTAAAATTGACGGTATCGACTTGACGAATAGTATTTAAACTATATATCTTATCTTGTCCACCAAATATTTTATATTTTTGTAATTTGTCTAAAGTACACGTTACAATAAAATAACTACCATATATGGGGTCATTACTTTGTGCTTTAAAAACCGCTAAATTATTGGTATATATACTTGCATTCGCGCCATAGCAAAATGCAAATAGCGTATCATCTTCAAAATATCCGTTTATTACTACAGTATTATTATATGCTACTGGTTTAGAACTACGATTATTCAAATGAAAACCACTACTAACCCATGACGCATAAGTTGTAGCATCTATGGTTTTTAATAAATTAGTCCACGATGTATATTTTCTTTTCAAACTACCGTCGCTTTCTTCGGTAGCGAGTATAGAATAAATATACGGTCCGTCATCTTTAAATGCGATAACAAAAGCTCCGTTTTCGCTTAAGATAGGCGGACAAATTATTTCTTCTAATGCAGGCAACAAATTAAAAATTTTACCGTCGACACTATAATAGATTGACCATTGTCCATGAGGTATTTTATTTTCATCTAATGTATAGGAATAAGAACTTAAAATGTAATTGCCCGTTGAACTTGTTTGTACGTACGGTATACCCTTTCCACCATCACCATATACATAATCATCTGCGATATTAAACTCATTAAGTGAAAATGCTTTACCAACAAATACAAGCTGATTATTTTTTACAAAAGTTATCGAATAAGATTTACCATCTACTTTAATTGTTACTTGCTCACCAACAAAATCATCAAACGTAGCAACATTAAAATTATCATACAAATAACGAGTAATATATGACGTGGTTAACTCATTTGGCGAGTCTACAGTAGCTGCTGATGACTCTACACCGTTAACAATAACTTTTGTTACAGGAATATATATCTTATTATCAGTATCATTAGCTAAATTCCAGGTATTATCAGCGATATCATAATAATATAAGAATTTAGGTGTAAATACAAAAATTTTATTATCGGCCAACACTCCTTTCGGTGCTTCAGTCCAATCATAAGTAAAACTTATACGTATATTACCCTCATTTACAAAAACCAAACGATAAGTCGATGGAGAAGTTCTATAGCATACATATACGACAACATCACCATACGTCCACACGTCGCTAATAGAATAGTCTTTACCAACTAATGTTGCAACATCTATTAAATTTTGTTTTTTAATCGACGGTCTACTTTTAAGTACTGCATCATTGTCCATATAAACGTTCTTCGCGTCTTGAAAAGTTTCTTGGTCAATAGATAGAACATTTTTATCTTCAGTTATACCTTTCCAATTTACGTGATTAAAAAAGTAATTTTTTATATCGTCACTATCTGGTGTTTTAACTGACACAGGAGTATTATTGTACGTTTTAATCATTACCAATCACCTTCTATTTCAATAGTACGAGTATTACGATAATCGGTATTATCGATACGAGCTAACATTATTTCATATTCATTACGAAATACCGATGCTTTGTACTCATCATCAATTTTATAACACTGAGATGCAATATAGGACGGTATACATTCTGCGATGTCCATAGGAAAATCTAATACTTCGTCGTCTGGTACACTTTTATTAAACGTATACCAACGTTCGTTGAAAGATATAAAAAAGTTGCCAGGATGCTTAAACACAACTTGATTATAGCCGACGTACTCAAAGTCGCTATCGTGTATTTCACGCTTTTTGGTCATCGATGTCAATTGTCCATATTCATTGTAATAATCACAAGTAGTAAGTTCATAACAAACATCGTCACCAAAACTAATGAAGTCAGTAGGTAACGTTTTTGCTACACCAACGTCATCTTTTGTAATTACAAAATTTGCGAATGAATATTTCGGTTTGATTGTAGAACAGACTTGCGTTATTACTTCATTTGCATAAAACGGAAATCTACTTAACA